CCAGTAGTCATCCTCCTGCAGCGTGATCTCGCCGCCATCCGGACCGGCCAGCGCCAGCATGTTGCGCCTGGTCTCGACGACGTACTGGTATTCGCAGACCAGCACCCCATCCTGCGTCACCCACGAGCCGTCCCCGTCGCCCTCCCACGACTGCTTGCTTGCCTTGGGGAACTCGCGCTCAAACTGCTTGCGAGGTATGAGGGTCTCTGCAAAGCCATTCATGGCGTCTGACCCATCGGGCTCGGTACCGTCGATGATGATGCTCAGGTGGTCGATGACGCGGGCAATGCAGATCTCCTGTTGGTTCGTCTCCGGGTCAAGGACCTTCGGCAGCACGCGAACCCAGCCGATGCCGCAATCGGCGGCGCCCTGAACGGCCCAGTCGTAGGCGATCTGGGCGCGGCTGCGGTATTCGATATGCCGCAGGATGCCGTCGAGCTGCTGCGCCACCAGCACATCACCCCGGCTGTCCACCGGCATGGCGTTCAGGCCCGGCTTGTTCTTGCGGGCCTCGTTGACCACCTGCATGCGGTACTGGTTGGTCCGATCCAGCGTCATGCAGGGCCGGCCCCGCCGGGCGTCCAGCACGTCCTGCGGCCATTGCTGCGGCTCGGACGGGTCGCCAAACAGCAGATCCTCCCTCATCCGCCGGTGGGTCTCGCGCCACGCCTCCATTGTGTCGGCGTAGATCTCTTTGGCGCGCTGCAGGGTGTCTTGTGGCATGGGCGCATGTTAGCGCCCGCTTACATCATGGGCAATGCGGATCAGCAGGCGCAGCCTCGGCGAGCATGTAACCCAGCAGAGGATGGCGCGCAGTGATCCATGCGGCCATGGCTCCGCCGACATCGAGCGCAAGGATTTGGTGGCGCAGGCCACCGCCGTGCCGCAGCGACACCCCGTCGGTAAACGCCGGCACCGCACCAAGGCTGCGATACATCCTCGCAAGGGCGTCGCTGCGCGCCCCCATGATGAGCCACCGGGCCGCCGGCCTGCAGCGCCAGTAGATGGCCCGCCAGAGCGCGAGCCTGGCTCCGGCGTGTCCAGCGGACACCGCCAGCCGGCTGCACTCGGCGCGCCCGCCAGACTGCATGCTGGTTGGCCACTCGTCATCCCGAACATCGGACGCGATCGGCAGCGCATCGAAGTGCAGGCGAGCCGTGCCGGCTGGCGTGTCCCCGTCCAAGCACAGCATGACTTGCGGCGACTCGGCCTCGTCGTGGCCGTCATCATCCCAGCACCCGGAGACGTGGCGCGCGTAGGCGGCGGCGCGCAGAAGGCGCACGGCGCGCATGTGCTCCGGGCCGCTGGCGGTGATGACGCGCAGGCTGCTCATGTCAGGCGGCCATCCAGTTGCCTCGGGCGTCATCTGGCGGAGTGGCCTTGCGCGCCCTCGCGCGCCCCAGCGTGTCGGCGCCACGACCAAGAAGCGCCAGCGTGTCCACGCCATCGTCAGGGCTGCCAGCCGGGAACACAAGGCACTGCCGCTGCAGTTCCGGCACCCACGCGGCCCGCGGCCACATCACGCGCCCCATGCCGGCCAGGGCGATGATGGGCTGCGCGCGGGTGGGCTTGTCGTTGATGGATGGCATCCAGTCGATGCGGCACTTGATGTCGCGCTCCGTCATCCGCCGCCGCAGCGCTCCTTCGGTGGCGCGCCGGATGGGCCCGGCCTCGCCGAACCATGCCAACGGGGAGTGGCGGGCCATCATGTCGAGCTTGCGCTCTATCCATACCTCGGGCCCCACCTGGCCGCGCCACCAGTCCAGCAGGTATAGCGATCCGTCCTCGGACAGGCCGGCCACCCCGTGCTCGGTCCAATCTCCACCGTCAGGCGTCACAGCGTAGTCGCTGGCGCCGATGATGCGCAGGCCGCTGGGCGCCTTGTCGTAGGTCATCATGTCGTCGCGCCGGAACAGGATGCCATCGTCCGGGGCCGGGCGTTGCTGGTACAGGCTCGACCATGTGCGCCGGTTGAGTCGGTACTGCGCCCAGTGCCGATCATCGAACCACTCCGGCCACAGCATTTCACCCGACAGCCGCCCGAGAGGATCGGTGCGCGTCTGGCACTCGGCCTGCAGGCACAGCACGCGCCATACATTGCCGTCCCGGCATTGGATGTCGCCGGAGTCGCCGGCCCAGTCCGCCGGCAGGATGCGGCCTGACACATCGTCCTCGTGCCAGCGCGTGTTGATGATCACCACCCAGCCGCCCGGGATCAGGCGCGTGAGCAGATCGTCTTCGTAGGCAGCGAATGTCCGATTGCGCACCACCTCCGAGTCGGCATCCTGCCGCCCCTTGATCGGGTCATCGACCACGATGCCGTGAGCGCGGTTGCCGGTGATGCCCGCGAGGATGCCGCACGCCATGTACTCGGACCCGTTGGTGAGGGAGAACTCGTCGGCAGCGCGGGATTCCGGGCTGATGCTGGCCTGCAGGATGCCGGCGGCCTCATTGGACCGCAGCAACTGGCGCGTGCGCCGGCCGTGCCGGCGGGACAAGTCATCGCCGTAGCTGGCCAGGATCACGCGCCGGCCGGGCTGCTGCCCTAGATACCAGCTCGGCGCCACCACGGTGGCATAGGTGCTCTTGGCTGACCCGGGCGGCGCCATGATCATCAGCCGCCCGTGCTGGGTCTGCATACAGCGCTGCATCTCCCGCAGGATCAGCCGGTGGTGGATGGCCTGCTTGGACTCGATGAGCGGTATTGGGGCGTCGTCGTCAGCCTCATTGATCGGCGATCCGGGTACCGGCACGCGGGCAGCGAACGTCTCCAGGTCTCGCCTTGCATTGCGGCGCTCCAGCAGCACTGCTGCGGCTTGCTCAGGGCTGATCTGCGTCGCCACCAGGCGCTTTCTTGGGCGGGCTGATCCGTGCCGCAATGGCGGCAAGTTGGTCGTCGCTCATTGTTGCAGCGCTCAGCATTGCGAACGGCACGCCATCCCTGTTCGCCAGCTCGTGCTCGGTGCGGTCGCGCCATTCGCCCGGCAGCCTGTTCTTCAACCAGAAGATGCAGGCCGTCGTGTCTGGCGGGTAGTGCTTGCGCACCGTGGTCTGCACGATCTCTCCGGCCACCACGCGGATGTCCACCTCGTCGTGCTCGTAGCCCACGGCGCGCTGGTAGAGGCTGCGAACCACGCGCTCATTGGCTGGCGCCTTGGCATCCTTCAGCGCCTTGGCGAACTCGGGATGCTGCAGCTTCCACAGGTGGAAAGTGCTGAGCACCACGCCGAAGAAGCTAGCCATCTCTGCATCTGTGGCGCCGAGCTTGCAGAGCTTCTTTGCCTGGTCGGCGAACTCGGGGCGGAACTTGGTGGGGCGGGCCATGGTCAGATCCAGGGCCACCAAATGGGACCGGTCACACCCAGGACCATGGCGACCGCAATCAATGCGATGCACGCCCACTCGAAAGCGATCTCGCCATTCGTTTGCCAGCGGGTCCTATGGACGCCCTGGCGAGGCGACCCCCGGCGCGTGTACGCCTGCGCCCATCTGCCTTGCCTGCGCCACTCGGCATATCGGCGCGCGATCCTGCTCATTCAAACGCTTTCGATCTTCACTCCGACGATTTTCGCCAGCGCCTGCAGGATATCGCCTCCGTAGCAGTTCCCGCTGCCGTACCCGCTCCCGAGCGGCCTCACATCATCAGATGGTGAGCGTGTCGTTGGCTGGGTTGACCTTGTGGTCAGTGATCTCGCGTGTCATGCTTTCCTTTCGCTGCACCCCAACTCGCAGCGCGGGGCGGATGCTGGCGGCTGGGCCGCGGAATCAATGCTTCGGCCCGTCGAGCGGCGCACCGGGGGCCACGACGTGCACGCTCGCGACGGAGACGCCCGGCAGCGCATCGGCAACCATCTGGCGCACGACGGCCCGGGTCAACGCGAGGAACGCGGCTTGCACATCGGTGCTGCGCTCATACTCAGGGCCGTGCACTATGCAGAGCATGCACCAGCCTGCGCCTGGCATCTTGACTGCCGCCTGCGTCCAGCCGTCTTCGCAGGTGCGCACCTCGACGCGGAGCGCCAGTTTTCCACCATCCGTGATCTCGATGCTCATTGCAAATCTCCAGTCAATGGCGCATCCAGCGCCCATACCTCAACCCGCACGCCCGGCGTGGCCGCGAAGCGCTTGCGCACGTGCAGATCCACCACAAGCACGTCGTCGCGCCACACGACACCGTTGAGCCCATCGAAAACAGCTTTGATCACGTTGTCGGTGTCGGGCTTTGCCTTCGGCATCACCTCGCCGGCCAGCGCCTGGCGCTGCTTTTTCCCGGACCAGCTGGCGGGTATCTGGCAGTCGATTAAGACCCTGCACCCACACGGCTCCAGCAGCATCGTCCGACCGGCCATTGCGACGCGCCCACTATGGGCAATCAGCCCCTCATAAGCAACCGTCTTTTCCGGCGTGTGGGTCGTGACGATCGGACGGCCGCCGGGCCCGATCACCGGCTTGCCGTCGCGCATCAGCGCCGCGGAACG